CGTAGCACCGTGCGCTCTAGTCCTACACGGTGAGCCGTAATCTCCTGAGACCTGTCGAGTATTACCTTAGCTACGCGCGACATTGTGCGCATAACCATATAACTATCTCGCCGCCTACATCGCGATAAGAAAATCCGCCAAGCGCGCTATGCCATTTATTGCATTGGTCGCATTGTTTAGCAGCTATAACGGTAGTGTCGCCGTTATCGTGGATAGTTGTAGCTAGGCCGTCTTTAATAAAAGTAATCTCGCCCATGTCTATACCTGCGGCTTCCACTTGCCATCGCTACCCAATACGTGCCAATAAGGGTTACATTGATTAGCTCGTACTCGCTCGGTGCATTTGTACGCGGCCCATGGCTTGCCCGTAGATTTCGCCGTACCCTCGGCCCAGACCATCGTGCCATGAGAGCATCGAGGTACCTCAGCTACGAGCTCGCCGCCGAGCTGCGTGCCGATATCTAAAATAGCCGTAGCCATAGTTGCCATATCCTCTATAGAGGCTTTAGTGCTCCACGGATCAGAGTCGGCGGGTAATGTTTCTACCTTTTGCATATCCTGAGCCGTAGGTCTCGAGTTAAATTCAAGGCTTGGAGTAAGTAGACCGATTACCCGGCCGTAGGCGCTGGTAATTGTGTCCTCGATAAACCATTTTTTCATATTATTTGTATAAGTTGAGACGTTACCAAAAGCATAATCTACGGCGCTCGGGACCATATCCTCATACTCACGATAAGCCTCAGCTTTAACGAGGATAGTGCCTTTGATAATATCTATATCCTCAATGTAGGCCACGAGTCGGCCCGATGGAAACTCAGCTCTAAAGCGCTTAATACGAGCGTTTACGTCCTCATATCCTGCAAGGAAACTACTCATCGCTTAGCCTCGGCATCTTTTAGCGCCTTAGCAATATTACGGCCACGTAAGAAACCCTCACCTAAGCCTACTTTATAGCCCATTTCATAAGCTGCATAAATAAACAGGCCCATTAATAAGACCATTATACCTACTACAATTAAATCCAAACTATTCATTATCTGCCCTTTGTTAAGGCCGATTAAGCTACTAAACCGAGTAGCCCTCTCAGCGTTTGTAGTATCAGTATGAGGGCTTTTTGTCCGAAAGCAAAGCGTATACGTGTTTGGCGTGTCGCTACTTGGCGAGCCTATCCTCGAGCAAAATCTCGTAGATACGGTCCACGCGTGCCTCAATACGCTCGACTCGGCCCGCTAAATTGTGGCCCCCATTATTATCATGCTTAAGCTCTGATAAATAGTACTTAACAAAGTGTCGGATGAGCCCAGCCCCTAACCCCAAAATAGTAAACGCGCCTAGCGAGATACCAATTAGGAGCTGAGCTTTTTCCATTACTTAGACTTAACGCCGTAAGCGCCCTCATTAGGCGCTATAGCCTTAAGTAGTGGCCCGATTAGCCCCGCTATAAAAGCGTTAGCTAATACTTTAGGATCTGAAATACCCGATAAGTACAAAGCTCCTACGCAGCTTATGGCCGCACGGAGGTAGGACTTACCAGCTTCGATAGCTTGCTTTTTCATTGTGCTCTCCTGTAATGCCCTTTAGGATTTGTCTTACTGTAAACCTAAACTTGAGACTAACGCTTTAGCCTTGGCCGGTGATATCTCAACCTCAAAGTGCATATCGTCCGGCCTCGTCTTAAAATCGCCGCCCCACTTGAGCCCGTACTTTTTAGCAAGCGCACGTATCATCGGGACTTTTTCAGCGGGAAAAGTGTCGTACTTACCTAGCGGGTGTTTAGTCGCATTAAGGTCGATAGCCGTGCCGCTTGAGTGACAAGATAATTTTGTAGCATTACCTCTGACCATCCTGTAGGCATAGCCCCAATCGTCAAAAGTGCCCTCGTCTATTGGCTCTATAAGCTCGTGAAACTCGGCAGCAAAGGCCGCCAAGAGAGGCCCAACACTCTCGGCGCACCTTAGCTTACGATCCGTACCCTTTACAAGGTAGGACTTTATTTTTATCTCGGCCGGATCTTTAGAGGCCGGGTAGCCGTTATAGCTGCTTTCCATAATCGGGGTTATCTTTGTTTAGATATGCCTGATAGTCAGCGTTGGATGGGTCACAAGGTATCCAAGCCTCAACACCATTTTGGTCAATTCTTGTAATTGATTTAGTACCAAAATCATCTGTGTTTTCTGTGTATGTGTATTCCATTTTTATAGCTCCGCACTAAATTGCACTGGTCGGTAAAGGTAGGTTAGGCCATTTGATGCGCCTGTTAGAAAATACATATTAGTTGCAATCGTATTAGATCCATTTGCATCTATTGTAAAAGTTGTTGCCGATGTATTGCTAGAAAATGAAACCGCGCCCGTTTGTGTAATTGTTGGAGTAGTGCGCATTACTACAGGATGAAAATATCTGTCAAAATTGTTGTATGTATTTGTGGCGTAACCATTTGAAATAGTTGTTTTTGCATCTTCAAAATAGTAACGCTGACACGCTGCGAGCTCGCCCTGAATAGTACCCGTAGCCGTTTGGAAAGCCGTGGCCGTAGATCCTGCCTCAACCTGTACGCCCCAAACTTGAAAAGTATTATTCTGGATACCAACGTCAGAAAGCACCGCATAATCTGCACCTGATGAAACGCATAATTGAGCAAATAAAGAGGATGAGTTTGTATCGGTACCTATGGTTTTACCTGAAATACTTGGCACGGCAATATTAAAAGAATATCTAGCCCATGAGGTTGTTATAGTTTGCTTGGTTGCCGCGGTGTAGACCTGAGCGCTAGGCGATCCTCCCGTACCAAAATCCTGTATTACATAAGGTTTAAGGTTAGGGGTACCGCTTGCAGCTTTAGCCCAAAATGAAATAGTTACGGTTTGGCCGGCAAAATTTCTAACGTTTTCTACACCTTGCCCTATTGCCGTTAAAGCTGCGGACGTGGATTGTGATGCCGTCACTATTTGCAAAAAGTTTCTACCCTCATAACCTGCAACAGGAGCGGCTCCAGCTGTAAAAGTTTGAGGGGTAACTGTCGCACTACCGCCGCCATTTACAATAGTAGTTTTCCAGCGGTCAAAAGTGTATGTAGCGTTGGCCGTTACGCTTGTAAAGTTTCTTTGATTAATATAAAAATCACCGTTAATAATTGCATTTTTGCCAGCTGCATAAGATCCGCCGCCATAGTTAGCAACGTCAAAAGCAAGCGTAACCGTGCCGGATGTACCTCCACCGGTTAAACCTGTACCGGCCGTTACTCCCTCGATGTCACCGGTAGCACCCGAGGCCGCCCACGCGGATCCCGTGTAATACCAAAGCGAGTTAGTATCTTTTGTATACGCAAACTGTCCCTCTTGAGGCGACGTAATAGCCGCATCTCTCGCGGCGTTACTTGCAAATACGTTAATACCCTGCATGAGGTAGCCGTTTACATCTCCGGCCGTAAGTACCTCACCGGTTGTAAAGGTCTTAAAACCTAGACCAGCTGCCATCATTTCCTCCTAGTAAGCAAGCACGGAGCTATCGAGTACTCCATATAGAGATGAGTTTAGTATAAAGCCGTCGATAATCGGCTCTAGTGTTGTAAAAGTCGTTTTCCAAGAGTTAGGCGTAACACGGTGCACTACGCCGAAAACCTGTAAAGTCTGTTGGAGGGTTGAGTTACCTGGTTGGTTAGTTGTAATTTCTACAGGGTCAAAAAAATCTAAATCAAGAGCGGCGATAATGCCATCGTTATAGTTATCGGTATAAAGGTCAAGCTCTATGGCATCGCATCGAGTCTGCGTATCTTTGCGGCTTGCCACGTAGGCACGTGCATAATCTAGGGCCGCTTGGTTTGTATCCATTACTAAATTCTGCTGGTTATAGGAGTGTACGAAATACTCCTCGATAGAGGCTGCATCCTCGGCAAGCTGAGCCGTACCGCCTATTTTTGTAATGGAGGCCGAGTTATATACCTGCGTATCATCTAAGCGCCAAACGGCGTTAAAATATGTAATTTCGCTGCCATCGTCATTAAATACAACAGGCGGCAAAGCCTGAGACTCTATACAAAAGGCCCTATCGTGTAGCTCTACGGATCCTCGAGCGTTAATATATAAAGCGCCGTACTCGGAGATTGTAGCCGTTTGTAGAGCTTGTAGCGCCGTGCGAGCCGTACCAGGGTCGGCCTGAAATATTGTGTCTCCATATTGAATTTCTCGCATGGATGGAGGCCAGGCAATTTCATCGAGGATAGCGTTTACGCGCTCGCCCGGTAAGTCACCGGCTGAGGCTAAAGTAATCGTAGAGACTTGGCTATTTTGGAAAAGTCTAAAAGCATCGACGGCGGTTATAGTTGTATAAACTACATCGGTCGCCATCTTAGGCGTAGTAGTTGTATAGCTAGTAATAAATCCGCTAAACATTGGATACTCAATACCGCCATAAGTGCCGCTTATTTGTACTTTACGCAAAGGCGTAAGTAATCCATAGTAAGGCCCTGCGGCATTTTGAGGGTTAAAGTCCCCATTTTGGTCCACGATACGAAGCGTTAAAGTACCCGTTTGGAAAACGTCGGCTTGAGCATTACGGCCTCTAGTAGTTGTAACACCATCGACTACGTTAGATACGTCCACAATAAGAGAAGCGGCATCGGCTAAGACGTTTGTACCTAAAAGGCCACTATCTAAAATCATAGCTTGAGCAAAGGCAGGGCCCGTAGAAAAATTAATAACCGCGTTTATTGTAGGGACCGTCATAGCACGCCAGCCGTAGTTAGAGGATCTCCGCCGCGGTTAAGGCGTTGAATAGTATCCTGAATAAGTCCGGCAAATTCATCTTGAGAAGCAATAGCGCCAGCGTTAATAGTTATTTGATACATCGCGGCGGCCTGAGCTGCATAGTTAGCGCCTCGTACCGCGCTACCAATATCAGCGCCTCCCGCAATTCCAGATAAAAATGACTCTTGAGCAATATCATCGGATAAATCTACTTGAGCGGCTAGTGCTGCAATAATCGGATTACTCTTAGTAAAATTAGTAGTGTTAGCTGGTATTAATTGCGGAGATCCCATTTGTGAAAGACTTTTAGCAGCGCTTACAGACTCCAACATCCTTATATATTCTTGTAACGCCTTGAGACGAGCAGCATCGGCATCGGCTTGAGCTTTAGCCACGCGGTCAATCATGCTTAGCTCGGCAGACTCGCGAAGCTTTGTAAGGGTAAGGGCTGCGTTTGTAGTATTGCTAAGAGAAGCTAAACGAGCTATCTCGGTTAGTTGTATCTGTACGCGCTCACTATAGCTCTCTTTAGCTGCTAATTCGCCTGCCTTAGTTATAGCTGCGTTATATTTACCAAAAGCAATATCTCGAGCAGCCTCTTTATCCTTTTCGGCCATCTTGCTATCGTTAATAATCTTGAGCTCTGCTAGTAGCTGAGTGTTAAGCGCTGAGAGAGTTGCCTCGCTAATTTGAGTAACGCCAGCTAGTTTGGCCATGTCGGCGTTTTTCTGAAACGCTGCAAGCTCGCCTATTTTCTGTAGGGCTAAAGTCCCGTTTTCATCCTCAATAGCCATAAGCGCCTCAAGGCGTAAGCGTGTCTCTTTGTCGTATGTAGCCTGTAGTGCAGCGGCTATAGAGATACGGTTAGAGTCAAATACGGCCGCAGCCTTAGATAACGAAAGTTTATTTTTCTCAGCTATGGCGCTTTTCTTTTGTAGAGCTAGTAGCTCCTTTTGGCGCTTAGCAGCATCGGCCTCAGCCTTAGCTCGAGCCTTAGCGTTAGCGGTCTGCTCAATAGCTTTATATCTTTCGGCTGCTGCTCCGCCATATTGGCGATCCGCTACTACGCCCATAAAGGCCTCGCCGCTTAGTTTGTAGCCTAGTTTGGTTATAGCCATACCAAAATCGCCACCTAGTTTAGCTAAAAATACAAAAGGCGTAGCTAGTTGCCCTACTAATTCTACGACCGCAGCTAGAGAGTCGGCGAGGTTATCTACGCTCTCTGTTAAATCCTCGGTAGTTGTATCGCCTGCGAGCCTTGCAAAGGCATCGACTAAGGCACCGCCTACGGTTTCTTGTAAATTTCCGTAAGCAATTTGTACCGCTGATACTTTACCCGCGTAAGTATCTAAACGAGTTGCATTTTGCCCGCTATATTGCTCGGTTAGTTTTTCTTGGATAGTTAAGAAACCCGCAGCGGTTAATTCTGTTTTAGATAGCCCCGTGTTGTATTTGGCTATACCTTTAGTTTGTCCAAGGTAGGCAAGGCTTAAATCCTTAGCGACCTCGGCGGCATCGATGCCCGTACCTGCGGAGATTTCTAAAGCAAGGTTTAGTAAATCCTGAGATTTAGTAAACGAGCCCGTCGTAGAAATTAGGGTCTGAAACGCAGGCCTTAAAACATCATCGGCGACGGCGGCAGACTTTTCTAGGTCGGCTATAAATTTAGTAATACGTGTATCCTCAAAGCCTAAGCCTAGATTTTGTACGGCCTTAGTAAGACGTACGGCGGCGGCTTCATCCTCGGCAAAAGCCTTAACGGATTTTTTACCAAATTGCGCTAAAGCCGCAGCGCCAAAAGTAACGCCAAACGCTTTAGCTAAACTCTTTACGCTTTTTTCAAAACCGCCTATCTGTTTTTGTCCCTTGGCGAGTGCCTTGCCGTCAAAGGTCGTAACGGCATTAACAAATAAATCGGGTAGCTTCATTATGCGGCCTTGTCGTAGCGGCCTTGATTAAAGGCGGCGATAGTGTTTTCAATAGCTCTTACTACGGCGGCTTTTGCTTTGCCCTGATCCTCGTACCAAGCTCTAAAAATCATGCGACCGCGTGAGGCTTGATCCTCACCGTACAAAGGTCCCATACGGCTAATAAAATTAGCACCAGCTCGCGGGTTATTAGATTTACTCTTTAGAGATCCGCCCGGGTTTTTACGTCCTGCGGTCTCATAGATAGCTCCACTCGCTGAGGCATTAGCTACTATGTACTGAGAGCTCCATCCCCTGCTATTGCGCTTACTTGGAGCCTGAGAGTAATAGATGCCCTTACGTGCAGCCTCGGCGTTATACAAAGGGAAAAGGCGACGAGTAGTACCGCCTAACGTAGACTCTCTAAAAGCTGAGGTCCGAGCGGTAATCTTTTTATCCTTAGCTCCGTCGTCCCAGTTGTAAAGCCCACCTGGTGCAGCCGTAGGGGCGTAGTCCCTAGCCTTATCGCGAATAGGTACCATTACCCCTTTAATTTCTTTATTCATTTCTTTAAGTAGCTCGGGATCTATTTTACGCAGCGCGCGGATAGTCTCTTTAACGCCGTCCAGGTTTACGGACATTTTTAGACTCCTCCGCTTGCTCGTTTAATACCTTTACTAACATCTTAAACATCTCGGTATCTAGCTCGAGTACCGCTTGAGGCGCGATCCCTAACCTTATTGATAGTTGCGCTATCAGGTGAGTTAGAGAGTCGCGCCCTAGCTTAAAGGCTCGTCGTCTAGTACCTCGACCTTAACTAACATATCGAGAAACTCAGCGCCAAACATAGGCACCGTAACGCCTGCCGACCTGAGGCACTCATGCGCCAGCCAGTACACGTCACTCTGTTTTTCATCCAAACGAAAGGCCTTATGAAAGCCTTGCTTTGCGTAAAGCTCAAAGGCGTACTCGATACGTGGGGTAATCTGATGCTCAGTAACCTCGCCCGTAGCCCTTGTTATTTTGAGTCTTGCCATTTGTTAGCCCCTTTTCTTTAGTATCAGCTAGTAGTAATTACGATAGGTGAGTTACAGGTAAACGTAATGCTCTGAGTAGCCATATCTCCTACGGCACCATTGATATCGGTAGTGTTATTTACCAAAATCGTAGTTGAATAAAGAGGGTTAGTAGCTGAAACGGCTGCGCTTGTTTGCTTTAGTGTGAGAGGTACGGTCGTACCCCACGCAGCTTGAAGCGTAGCGTTTACGTTAGCTGCCGCGGTATCGCTCAAAAAGTCTAGCGAAATGGTGCTAGTTTCTAAACCTTTTGTATATTTTCTGGAAGAGTCGCCCATGCTGGTGACCTCCAGCTCCTCAAAAATACGGTTAATTGTTGCGCTAGTGACGTGATCGCTCAGTACTACAGAGTTAAGAGTTACCACGACACCATTGGACATATATACGGCCATTTTATTTACTCCTCGTTTTTATCTGTTGGTGTGTCTTTTGGTTTGTTTTCTTTTTTTGGTGCTTCGGTAATCTGCCCTATCTTAATAAGAAAGGCGATGTCCTCGTCTGTTAGGCTCATGCTTAACTCCAGCTCGTTAGTATTTGGATAGTAATATCGGTAGTTAGTAAATCGCCGCTTTGTACGGTTAAAACACTTGGCGCGCTTACAGGGCCAATATTCATAACGATAGGTGAGGCCGCTAATTTGTCATAGACGGCACACACCATTTCCTCGATACCCTGTAAATTACCTTGGTTATCGTAGAGCGGCACGTTACAAATAATACGAAACGAGGCCATAGGCGAGATAGTGGCATACTCGTTATTGCTTGGAGTGATGTAGGGATCTGCCGGAGAAACGATTACGCTATTTGCGGTTATGGTCGCCGGAGGAAAGCTATAGGTATTCCAAACATTTGTATTAGAGAGGGCCGCAGCTAGTGAGGCTCTAAGAGTTGTAATCGGCGAGGTCATTATCCGACCATCGCATTAGGGTTTATGTATCCCGCAATAAGCCCACGGATTTTGCCTATCATGCTATTACCCATGCGGTAAGGGCTAGGGCTAAAGCCGTCTATAGATACGCCGCCTGTTTGTGAGACTTGGCGTGCTTGAAAAATATCTACTGCTAGGACCATAGAGGCCTCACGGATAGCGGGAGTAGTCGCGTATGAGTTTGTCTTAAGGTCTGCGCCTACAACCGAGCCAAAAGGCAATATCCTAAAAAAATTAACATCGGCTGCCACTTTAGTAAATTGGATAAAGCTATATCCGTTTGGATAGTTATAGGCGTTTGTGTTAAAGGCAATAGAGGGAAAATTATTAGTCGTACCTGTAGTAAAGGGCATAGTCCCCGTAATGGTGTAAGTCCCGTTAAAGGTTGAGCCGCATCCACTTAAGGTTACGCTTTGCCCCGTGCTAAATATTGCAGGGTTAGAAATCATTACCGTAGCCACGTTATTTTGTAGTGTTGCTCCTACTACGGGAGCTGAGTCAAACCATAAAAACTGGTTTATGAGATCCTGAGCAGCCTGGCAACACGTCTCTACGATATCTGAGGAATATAAATTTTCAATTCCCAAA